CTTCTTTATCATATTATAAAGCGGTTTGCCAAGATTGTCAACTTTATTGAATAATATTATCGTATTACCGCCAGTAAGAACACTTAATAAATTAAGAATAAATTTATAACGTGGAAAGTAATTCTCAATTATTTGATTTTCATACAAATAATTATTTCTATACACCACACTACCATCAGAAGCTACTGATTCTTTTACTCTTTTGACTGCCTCTTTAGATACAGATTCAGGATACTTCAATATCAAAAATTTAATATCCACCATAGTAATATGTCCTGAATCCATCAAATCTCTTGCTTCTGCAACAGACTTAATATCACCAAACATGCCAATAAGACTAACTACATGCAACATTATATCTTTGATTGTTCCTGTAAATCCAACTCTCACATATGCCCGTTCTGATAAATCCATGATTTTAGCAAGCACTTTCATAGATTTAGAATTTCTATCATTAGCGGCAAGATGAACCTCATCACAAAGGATACAATCGAACTGATTAAAATAATCTTTTTTCATCCTCTGTAATGATTGCCATGTAGATATATACACCTGCTTTTTGGAATATTTTTTCTTACCAGCAGTTATACAATGACAATATTCATTAGCATCCCATGTATCCTTACTGGAATAATCAATAAAATCACCAAGCATTTGTGTGACAAGTGAAACAGTTGGAACAACTATAAGAATTTTCCTATCAGATGGTATTTTATCTAAATACCATCTAACCAACGAATATATTTGTAATGACTTACCAGAAGATGTAGCGGCCTTTATGATACAAGTATTATTCTTTATAACCTCTCTAATACCTGTTTTTTGATAATCATAATATTCTATTTTTTTATTATTAGAATATATCGATAATCCATTCAAGAAGCTATCAATTTCGTCTTCTGAAGGACTTTCTAAGGGAAAAGGTATCCTCATATCAATCACTTCATAATCGCTATCAGAAGCGAATTTAAGGATCATATTATACAACCCACTTGGAATAGTGGAATCAATTGCTTGATAAAGTCTCAATTTCCCATCCCAACGACCATTCTTATAACTCGGCATAAATTTATGGTTCGGGACAGGAAAAGCAAAATAATCACTTAATTCTGAAGATATACAAGGTGGAACATCAAGATATAATCGCGAATATCCACCGTCATTATTATGAACTATTATTGTATCATCTTTCATTAATAATTAATTATTTCCATTTTTAAATTCAAGGGTTTTAATAATATTAGTAATATGAAAAGAACGATTATTAATTTCTTTCATAATACGTTCTATTGATTTCTTTTTCATTTCGAGCATTTCAAGGCGAAAAGTCAATCCAAGCACATCATCATCGGCCTCGATATGCATTTTAATATCAGTTTTTAAAATTTTTATGTTAAGTGGTTTTTCTTTATATACATCTGGATCACATTTACCACTATAATAATACCACTTCTCTTTCCATATTTTCTTCAGGCGAATTGCAGTTTCAATCAATTCTTGTTCACATAACCGCAATTCTTTATGATATTTATTAAATAAAGCAGGAGTATTAGCAGAATCAACCTCTGTTCGATCAATCCGAAGTTTGAGATCATTCTCTGCCATTTTCTCTATTTCTGTCAATTTCATACCTTTCATAAAAAATATTATAATATATAAAATAAGAATTGTCAAGTATTAATTTATAGATTTAAAGAAATAATAACTATAATCAAAAGTGACTGTAGCTTGAATAGGGTCTACAGTAGTATTAACATTGGTGAAATCTATTGGTGTTAAATCAGTAGGAAAACAATCTACAAAATGAATTTTTGTATGTGGATTGAATTTATTAGTTAAAATAGTCATCACAATATCAGAAGTTTCTGTATATGGAGTATGATGTTCTTTTAACGCCTTAAATTGTTCTGAAGATTCAGGAAAACCCAAAGCAGTCATCCAATTAAAAATCTCCATATAATTTTTAATATGCTCATCGACCATAAATGTAATGGTTAAATCCTCAAATTCCATTTTATCACCCGGTACATTATAATCCACATTAGATGTAGGTACTGGTGCTCTTCCAAGAGATACACCGGGTATAGAAAAATTTTGAGCAAATAACGATACATATGGGAGATTCATTATTTCAAATTGGAAATTATTATCACCTAATATATTTAAATCTGTTACGCTATCCATATTTCTCTCTATTTAAGTTATTATATGAATATTTATAACAATAAAAAGATATTAGTTTGATTTAAATACATACCGCACTTTCCCACAATCATATATTCTTCTTATACCAGCTTTCTCCATATTAGCCCATTCTGATAAATTAGGGTCATAAGAAGGTAATTTACTTTTCATTCCTTTATGTCGAAAATTAAATTTATGAACTCGTTTTTTATTGACTATATATTTATAATCAGGTTCTAAAATCTTATCTTCAACAAACCCGTTACGAAGATAAACATTATCTTTCGTAGATACCCACGATAAATCAGCAAAAGTATATATATTATCTCCATATGATTTAATAAAACATTTCAATAACTTACCAAAACCACCTATGATATTATAATCTGGAATAGAAGTATATCTAACTAAACTCCATCCCCCTTTTCCATCCTTTTTAAATAGCACAGCAGAAATCAAGACATCCTCATAATATAATCCAACCCCTACAGAAGATGAAGTATATCCCTGTATATGGTATTTATTAAAAAAATCTTTTAGTAACAAAGGTTTTGAAATTAATTTTACAATAGTATTTCTTCCATATACTCGTTTCTTATTTGATAAATTAAGGATGCCCAACAACCACAATTTTGTTTTCTCTTTATCAAATTGCCATTGATCTTCCCATATATGTATCAATCTAATATTATTATTTGCACATAAAATAGTTTTATCTTTATGATAATTTTTATCTTTAATATATTCAAATGAATGCCAATATAATCCATTATATTCAATAATAACATTCAATTCTGGTATATAAATATCAAAACTTTTCGTTCCTATATTATAGGAATGTATAATTTCACCTGTATAATACTGAGATATAAATTCTATTATTTCATATTCCGCTTTTGATTTATTATATTTCTTTCTTCTTTTTGATAATTCTTCTTGAAATATTGGATCAGAATAACTTGACGTTAATACTCCTGTATTATAAGCATTAATAATACACTCGCTACGAGTTCTAAATGGAATATTATATTTAATCATCCATTTTTTAACTAAATTAATAGAAACATTAAAAATATCTTTAATTTTATTAAGAGATAGTTTTCGTTCAATATACAGATATTCCAAATCTTCTTTTGGTGGAATATCATATATTTTACAATTTACTTTTCTTCCCTTTTGAAATTGTCTTTTATAAACAGCAGATATATCTTTTTTAATACCATAATAATTCAAGCATTTACGAATAAAATCCGATGAGCAATTAAACATCTTGCCAATCACTACATTACTTAAACATCTTTCAGTTGCTAAGTAACGAAGATCGTCTTTATTAATATCAGATATTTTTATTCTTTTCTGTTTTTTCATAATAATACACTTTATTTCCACAATCCCATATTCTATCATATCCATTCATAAGCATATTTTGATATTCTGATAGTTCAGGATCATATTTTTCTAAAATGTTTTTTAGTTTATGTTTCTGATATTTGATTCTTGATTGAAGATTATATTTACCTTCAACTCCAAAATAAAAATAATTAGGATGAGAATTATGTAAAAACTCAAATCCTAATATCTCATATAACTTTCCTGTACTCCATCTACGATTTGCATATGAAATAATATTTCCAGTATGTTCATTTCTAAAATGTTTTAATAATTTACTTGCCGCCCCATATATTTGATAACCTTTTTTAGAACAGAATCTCACTAACTCCCATTGATACTTATTATTAAATCTTGATTTCCCGAATGTCATAACGGAAACAAGTTCATTATTATAAAAAAGACCATAATTTTTACTTGATACACATCTTCCTTGAAGATGATTATTATCTAAGAAATTTTTAATCTGATTAATATCATATAATTTTCTTAATTCTGTTTCTCTTGCACCTATCTTTACATCACATATACCCAATTTATTCATAATAACAGATTTCCATATATCTTGCTTTACTGGATCAATCCATTCATTCTCAAATATATGTAATAATTGGATACCTTGTTCTTCACATATTTTTGTTTTATCTAAATGATAATTTCTTCCTTTTCCTCTTTGTTCGGAGTGCCAATAAATACCATCATATTCTATTGCTAATTTATGTTCAGGGATATAAATATCAAGTTCTTTACCATTACCAAGTATTGATTTGTTATTAGATATAACATTATCTATCCCAATATCTTTAATAAAACTACTAATATTATTTT